TCCGAGAAACAATTTTTTGATGCGTGGATAGAATTAATTAATCCATCTACAAATTATAATTTTAAATATAAAGGAGATTATTCCACATCAATCATAATTAATCAATATGATGTAAATAATACTTTGACTTATACAATTGAATTGGTTGACGCTTTCCCTATTGCTGTCAATCAAATGGATTTAGATTGGTCAAATGATGGTATACATAAGTTAACTGTAGTTTTTGCGTATACTTATTGGAGAAACAATTCACTCAACAATGCTTTACAATCAGCAATCACTTCTGGTATATCATCCGGTATATCCTCGATTGCTGGTCCTGGTGGATTGGGTGGAAATTTATTTTAATTAATGAGGAGATAATATTATGGCTTTACCCAAAATTGATGTACCGGTTTATGATTTAACATTACCATTATCAAATAAGAAAATAAAATTTAGACCGTTTCTAGTTAAAGAACAAAGAAACTTATTGATGGCTTTACAGGCTGATGATGCTCAAACAATTGAACAAAATATTCGTCAGGTTTTAATCAACTGTACTGTTGGAGATTTAGATATTGATGCTCTACCTATTACAGATGTAGAGTATTATTTCCTACAATTACGTGCAAGGTCTGTCGGTGAAGTAGTGCAAAACAAATATAAGTGTAATAATGAAGTTGATGAAAAAGAATGTGGCAATATTATGGATGTCAATGTTAACTTATTGGAGATTAAGGTTGATGTGGATCCTAATTTAAGTGACACAATTCAACTTACGGATAAAATATCTATTAAGTTACATTATCCAAGATTCTCTGTAATTAAACGATTTGATACTAATAATTCGGTATCCGATATAGCATTACAAATGATTGTTGAATCTATTGATTGGATTTATGATGGTGAACAATATCACTATGCTAAAGAATCAACACCTCAAGAATTATTAGAATTTGTAGAATCATTGAATCAAGAACAATTCACTAAACTTGAATCATTCTTCGAAAATTTACCAAAATTGAATAAACAGGTACAAATGAAATGCAGTAGATGTGGGTTTGACCACTCTATTGATGTGGAGGGCCTTGAAAATTTTTTCGGCTAACATTTCGTCATGATAACTTAGAAAACTATTACCGCACTAACTTTGCCTTGATTCAACACCATAAGTATAGTCTAGCGGAACTTGAAACGATGATACCTTGGGAACGGGAAATTTACGTAGCCATGTTGATTCAGTATATTGAAGAAGAAAACGAAAAATTAAAACAAAAAAAGGCTGAACGCAGATAATGTTTCGTAAAGCAACAGAGCAAAAAAATCAATTAGAACCTTTAATATCTACAAAGACATTTAAATCTTTGCAGAATATTAAACCTGGTGATACTTTGGCTCAAGCCCTTGGTAAACTGTATGCGTTGATGAAAGAGCATATAGATGCCGATAAAGAACAAGAAGAAATTGATGGTCTTTTTAAAGAAGAAAGAGAAGAAGAAAAAGAAAGACGACACAAAGAAATTCTTGATGCGGTTGTAGGTAAAAGACGAGGTAAGAAGAAAGAGAAGAAAGCCGAAGAAACTAAAGTTCCTAAAGAGAAAGGTCCTGAAGCACCAAAAGCACCTGCGCCAACAACAGAAAAAGTCACAAAAAAGGCTCCTGTTTCTAAACCTGAAGTACCAAAAGCACCTGCGCCAACAGCAGAAAAGGTTACAACAAAACCTGCTGTATCGAAACCTGAGGCACCAAAAGCAGAGCCTATTACAACAAAACCACCAGCACCAAAACCTTCTGCTGAACCTGCTATATCAAAACCTTCAACCGGTTCTAAAGCAATTGGAGTCGCAAAGACTGTTGTTGGTGCTGTTGGTAAACCTGGTGTTATTGCTGCACTAGCAGCTGCAGGTTTCTCTAAAAGTGCTCAGGCTAACGTTCTTGCTAACGTTGAAGAAGAAAGTCGTTTCAAACCGCAGAGTGAACAATTAGAAAAGTATTCAGCAAAAACATTATTTAAAATGTATGGTCCTCCTGGTGTTGATGGTGGCCAACCAACTGGTGGTAAAAACAAAGTAAGATTTCAAACAATGTCTGATGCTCAGGCAGTTGTTGCACAAGGTCCTTCTGCTGTTGGTGATGTAATTTATGGTGGTCGTATGGGTAATACCGAACCAGGAGACGGTTACAAATATCGTGGTCGTGGTTATATACAAATCACCGGCAAAGATATGTACAAAGCTATTGGTGATAAGATTGGTGTTGACCTCGTTAAAAATCCAGACTTGGCAAATGATCCTGATATTGCCGCTAAAATTGTACCTGCATTTTTCCAATTAAAATTAGGTAAAAGAAAACCATCAGATTTGGAAGATATTGATAAAGTTAATTCTTTAGTAGGTTCGGCAAGTGAATCGTCCAGAACAAAGAGAAAAGAATTAGCCGCAAGTTATCAAAAACAAGATTTAGGTGCTCAATTAGATTCATCATCAGTACAAAATAAAGATTTGAAGAAATCGGATAATAGTGGAACTGTTCTAGTAAATAATACCACAAATATAGTTGCACAAAGTGGACCAAGTTCGACTATCGTTGCAAATAAAGTAAACGACAAACCTGCTATATTACAAGGAAACTAAATGGCTAAAATGTCTTATCAAAAAGCCGAATATGTTAGGTCATCTGGCTTAAGTAGATTGATTGAACAGAACATGGCATCTGGCCAGGGATTCTTAAAATCAACCAGAGGGGCTATTGGTAGTAAATTTAAAGCACGAGTAACAGGGTTAAAGGAAAAATTTGATCCTTTAAACTTTTTCAAAGCTATTTCTGGTGGTAATCCATTGGCATTTAGATTATTGGGTGGTCGTGCATTTGGTAGATTAACTGGTAGAAGTGATGAGGATGTAGATTATTTTGCTGGTGGACCAGGTAGTCGTAAACAATTTGGTAGAAGAAAGAATAAAAAATCGGCAGAACCATTAATTACTACAATTGCTAGTGGCAAAAAAATAGTTCCGGTTATGGCTGGTGATAATGTTGCTGATGAGGTATCAAAATTATATACGTTATTGAAAAACTCTTTTGATGAGAAAATTAAAAAATCAGAATTACAAAAGAATTTTGAAGAAGGTAAGAATCAAAAAGAAGAAAAGCGTCATAAAGAACTGATTGATGCCTTACGAGGTATTACTGGTGGTATGGGCGGTGGTGGCGGTAAATCTGATGATAGTAAAAAATGGTATGAAGTAATTTTTGACGTATTAAGAGACGGTTGGAGTAAAGTAGCCAAGTTTGCCAAAGGAATTATTGAATTAATTGGTGGTGTAATCACCAAAGTTAAAGATTTTGCCGGTAAAATTTGGAATAAAATCAAAAACGTAGCTAAAGATGTTTATGAAATTGTGATGGGTAAAGTTAAAGCAATTATAGCTTCAATAACCGATACGATTAAAACTGTTTTTCCTAAAGCTTCCGAAAAAATATCTTCATTTGTTGATAAAGTTGTTGAAGGTGGAAAAGATTTATTTAAAATCGGTGAAAAAACAGAAGCTAAGGTTGCTGAAAAAGAAGTTGCTAAAGTTGCTGAAAAAACTCTTGGTAAATCTTTATTGAAGAAGATACCAATATTAGGTCTTGGTGCAGGTCTATTCTTTGGTGCACAACGAGCTTTGGCTGGAGATTGGTTAGGTGCTGGATTAGAAGTTGCTTCAGGTGCGGCAAGTTCTATACCTGTTGTTGGTACGGCCGCTTCAGCAGCCATTGATATTGGTTTGGCTGCAAGAGATGTTATGGGTGGAGGAGAATCTGGTACAACTGCTACTCCAGTATCTTCAAGTAGTCCAAGTCCCGAACCATCTACTCCAGCAAGTAATCCCCCACCAGTATTGAGCACACCTACAGCAACACCTACAGCAACACCAGCACCTTCTGTATCACCTTCTGGTCCAAAAATGGTATCTGTTACTCAAGCGAATATAGAGTCTCAACAAGAACAATTATCTGGTGGTGCTCCTGTTGTTATCAATAAAACAAACTCATCTACTGTTGGTGGTAAATCAGAATCTGTTGTTATTGGTGAAACTGCCGTTAGAAATGATGAAGATTCTTTCTTAAGAACTATCAAAGGTAGTTTAAGAATGGTATAAAAAACCCACCTTGCGGTGGGTCTAAAACTCTCCAGAAGACACTTAAAAAGAAAGAGTTTTAGATTACTTCGTAGTCTTCCTTACCTACGCCACACTCTGGACAAGTAAAGTCTTCAGGCAAATCTTCCCACTTACCTTCTACTGCCTCATCGTGTTCATGGCCGCATACGATACATACGTGTAATTCACTCATTTTCATAGAGCCTCCATTTTAATAAATCGGTCAGATAAATCGGAAGCAAAATCTTTTGCTTGTTCTTCACTTTTGAACCACTTAAAGAAATTTACGGATTCTGATGTTGTTTTATAGGTTACTTTAAACATTATAAACTCTCCAATACTTTTGTATATGCTTCTGCGTGTCTCTTTTCTACTTTAGTAAGAGCTGCAAATCTTGCTTCTGCTTTCTCTAAGATTTCAATGAACTCACGAGCGTGTTCTTTACTCTCGGTGATTTGTTCTTCAGCTTCCTTAGCCGCTTCAATGTTACCTTCACTTTCAGCAATTGCTTGAAACTGTGGATACATTTCTGTGAACTCATATGTTTCACCGTCAATTGCTTTTTGTAGACATTCTTTAGTTGATGGTTTACCAATCAACAATTCTAAATGTCCCCATGCATGTAAGATTTCTTGGTCAGCAGTATGTTCAAAGTGTTTGGCAACATCTTCAAACCCTTCTTCCCTTGCAATCTTAGCAAAGTAACGGTACTTGATATGTGCCATCGACTCACCGGCCAAAGCACTTTCTAAATTTTTTAGTGTAACACTCATTATAACTCCTTGTAAAAAATGATAAGCAACCACATGGATTACTTATCATAGTTTATCACAATTTCACATCAAAATCTAATTGATTTTTACTATAATCATAATATTGAAGGACTAAATCAGTCTTCAGCCAACTTGGCAAAGTATGCCATGTCACTATCATCATCTTCGGTAATCTCAGGTTCAGCAATTTTCTTAGGAACAATACGTGCTTGCTCTTTGATAGTTTCTACTGTAGTCTTAGCAACAGGAACGTCACCGTTCAAACCTAGGACCTTTTCCAGACGATTCTTTAAGTCATCATAAGACTTGAACTCTTTATCAGCAGTAAGACCTGCCAATGAGTGTTCGGCTTTCCAAATCTTTTCCAACTTCTCGTCATCATCACTCAATGGTGATTGTGATTCGAATTCAGACTTATCATAGTTTTGGTAACCTTCGACCTTACGAATCTTCAGTTTGAAGTTAGCACCTTTCCACAAATCAAACGGGTTGATTGGTGTTTCATCTTCAAATTGAGGGTTCATTGCTTCGGTAATCTTATCAAAGATTTTCTTACCGAACTTGAACAACTTAACTTGACCTTCGTTTTCGGGATGCTTAGGATCAGAAACGATATAAACGTTGGCGATATAGTTTAACTTACGCTTTTGTTTACGTACAATTTCTTTGTTAGCTTCGATGCCAGAGTTCCATAGTTTGTTATTGTGTTCACAAACAGGACATTGTTGGTTCTTGGTTGTCAAACAGTTGTCGATTAACCAACCACCAGGTCCCTGGAAACCGTGAGAGAATACTTTAACCCATGGTAATGCATCTTCACCATCGGCTGCTGAGGCAGGTAAGAAACGAATCGTTGCCATACCATTACCAGCTTTGTCTGTCTCACATTTCCAAAATAAATCTTTATCACTAGAAGATTCTGTGACCGACATTTTTTCAATAGCTTCGGTAAGTTTGGCTAGATTGCTACTAGATTTTTTCAATGTTGAAAAGTTTGTCATATAATTTCCTTATAACGGTTTGTAACGGATTGTCCACATTGTACATAATATACGCTTTTTATCATAACACCAAATCTTTACACTTGGTGAAGTGATACCTTGTCATGTTGGATCCTTTTCCAGATTTATTACAATGTGGACAGGTAACCAACTTAAGATTCTTTTTTTTACCTTTAAGTGAATTACTTATTTTTATTTTTTGTTCTTCGGTATGTTTTTTACCTAAATGGGATATACTTAGGTTTTTAATATGTTCATCCGAGAATATAATACCCTTTCTTTTCTCACTAATTTTTTTCTTTGCTTGATCCGATAAATTACCACCCGAACCACCAAATTTCATATTATAACCATGTGGCCACATCGTGCAATATTCATTAATGAAATATTGTTCCATTACCTCTAATGTGTGTTGTTTATCCAATGATTGGTATATTGATTCCCACACAAAATTTTCGAAACCATGCTTTCTTATTGAGTTATAAAAAATATAGTTTTTATTATTTTTTTTGGAATTGAGTTTGTGTAATCTTCTGCGAGATTTCCAATCGGACGAATAACCAATATACGACTTGTTGGTTATTGTATTAGTGGTTTTATAAATGGTATATATTTTCATATAAACGGAGTATGTTTCAAAGTATCATAATATAATATATTTATCCATCAGAGTAGATAAAATTTCAACATTACCATAGTTTCTCTGGCGTTCTTGTGATGTATCGCAGGACCGCCAGCTTCTTTCCAATCTTCGATAACACTTAATGTATCATCAATGATTAGTGAAGTGGGTGTAGCAAACTTGTACTTTAAGGCTTTGCCTGGTACAAAGTTGCGTGGGAAATCTATACCGTGGTTTTCCAACCATATAGATTTTTGTTGACTGATATCATCGTGTACCTTTTCAAAGGCTGTTGAAGATAAAATCTCAACAGGTACAGATTGATTTCTTAAGTAATCAAGTAAAGTTTTGGCATCAGGCATCAAGTCTAATGTTTCAAACTGTTTTGTTTTGATGAAATTATCAAAGTTATTGTGCCATTCTTTTTTTGTTTCATTTCTACGTGGTACATGGTGATACAATTCTTCGTATCGCTTCATAAAGTCACAGATGACACCATCCATGTCTAGGTAAATTTTATCAATCTTAGGCATATTCTTTAACTGCTTCTTTCAAAATTGTTTTAAACTTTTCTCTATCATAATTAATGAAAGGTGTATACCTCTCACACTTCAACTTGTAACCTGGCCAAATGATATCGTCTGATATTTTTTCCGACCACATTGGAAAGAATTTCATAATATCATTCAGAATACATAAGGTCTCGATTTCGATACCTTTCTTCATTGCTTCTTCAAGTAGATATGGATGTTGACCATTAGTTACTTTTAACCAATTCTCTGTTTCGAATAAGTGTATTATATCTTGTTCAAAGTTATAAGTCAGACTTTGGTTTCTTTTCTGCCATTTCTTGTAAGTGTCTTCACCTTCGGGACCTGATATATCACCAACCCACCTAATATCAGAAGCAACGAAATTGGCAACATAAAACTCCCGTAGTTCATCAATTCCATATCTACGGCTTAATCTGTAAAAGTGCCATTTATCTTTACGTCTTGAGAAGGAGTCTTTAGATACATTGGTTTTCCCGTTGTATTTAAAATAATGATAGCTAGAAGAAGTAAAATGTAAATGTAAGGCATTATATAAAGAAAAGGCCGCAAAGCCTGTGTTCTCATCATTCATATAGGAAGTTTAGAATTTCGTTTTAATAAATTTAAATTTTCAGCTTCTTCACGTATCTTGGCTTTAAGTGCTGAGGATAGGAGAGTAGACGCCACATCCACTTCCATTCCTGAATTCTCACAATGTGCTACAACTGTATCCATGATTGTTAGTTTCCACAATTCAGATTCAGATGCAATTGTATCACTAAACTCGGCAATTTCATTCTTTGTTGGCATAATTCTCACTCATAAAATAATATTGTAACATAATGTATTAACCGTGTCAACCTTTGGCGTAAAAAATATGATTACCAATTGTTTTGTATGGACGTATATTGGACCAACCTGGATGTACATATGTGGCATGGTAGAATATAATCTTTGCCTTGGCTATATCTTTATGTAATATACCTTCAGTAAGTGCCTTTTTAGCAATCAATACAGATTCTTCCCATGCGTACTCATTACGAACGGCATAAGACTTCTCACAGGTCCATGTAAATTGGCAGGTATCTCCTGTTTTTTGGTAAACTACTCCACAAATATCTGATGGAAAGTTTTTGTTTTGTGTTCTATTCATTACTACTTGAGCCACGGCTAATTTACCCTCATAAGGTTCCATTGCGGCTTCATAGTAGAGGTTCTTTGCCATACAAAGAACTTGTTTATTAAAATCATCTTTAACTGCTTGTGTTATAGATGGTGCTGGTTTAGCATTAGTTACGATTAGTGATAGTGAAAGAATAATGAATAAAGTCTTGTTTAAAAACTTCATTTTTTCTCCTTGAAAAGAAAGAAGCCGAAGCCTCTCACCCACAATTAACTATGTTTCTTAGTTTTTACTTCTACGTGTGGGGTCGGTGTTTGAGACACAAAATCATTCAAGACTTGGGCCTTGGCGATAATGTCGTTCTCTGTGGGGTAGTTTGGCATTACTGGTGCTGGAGGTGAAGGTGTGCCTGCAATCTTTGCAGCTTCAATCTCTGTGTGCCAAGATTCTGATATTGTTTGACGTTTTGAATGAAAATCATCGGTCAACATATCTTTCGCCATTTTTAATAGCTCTAATCTTATCTCATATGGGGTCATACTCATAGTTATCTCCTGTGTGTGTTTTGAGTGTGTGTAAAGTTGGGACTTTTATTGAGAGTCCCTCAACTCATAAAGGTATTTAGTTAGAAACTAACTTTAACGCCTGCGGTAACTGTATTACCGTTGAAAGCCTTAACTCTTTC